ATGGGCTGGAAGCGGTAAGCGGTCTTTCTTTGCTACTTTAGATAGCTTCTTATTTGGGGTAGGGTCATTAGCCTTGACCTCTCCACCTTTAGCAAAAAGGTTTCCGGCTGTCTGTGCTCCAGCAGCTCCTGAACCAAACATACCGCTAGCTGCACCTACGCCACCAAGACCGTTGATTAATCCGCCGGTAGCATTGGCGGCATTATTAGCATTCGTTTGAGCCATCGCACCGTTTACATTGTTCATATTTGAAGTAGCGGCAACGCTGGCGTTGTTTTCAGCATTGATGCTATTGAGCAAGAGGCCCTGTTCATTCTGTGAGGCTTGGGCCGTAGCATTTGTTTGGCCAGTACCTTGAGCCACTTGGTTAGCGGAAAGATTCTGCAATTGACCTTGTGCTGCAAGTTGTTGCTGAGCTTGTAAGGTGGCGGCTTGGCCTACAGCATTTTGCTGAGTAGCAGCGCCTTGCTGTGCAGCTTGGCGTGCAATCAATCCAACGTTAGAGGAAGCCCCGCGTTGACCAGCCATCAGAGCGGCTTGGTTAGATACGTTTGCTCCTGTAGCTTGTGCCAATTGAGCTGCGGCAGGATTTGGCCCTTGCCCTGCGGCTTGTGCCTGTAGTGCTTGAGCTAATGAAGTTTGATTTGCCGCCCCTTGGGTTGTTTGGCCCTGTAGAGCAGTGGCTAGCGTTTGCTGCTGTTGCAGCGTGTTCTGAGCCGTATTATATGCTGTACCCGCTTGAGCCGTGGTAGTAGGCACCATTATGCTAGGCGTGGCAGCAGTAAACTGAGAGTTGTTATTTCCTCCACCTAGTAACGATCCAACTTCTGTAGTTAAACCACTCATTTAAATCTCCTTATCTAAAAGCAAAAAATTGTTAGTGCAGCTATTGAGCTGGAAGCCATAGGCCAAAAGAACCTTGAGAGAGGCCGTACAGTCTTTGGTTCCAAGATTGATTGAGCCGTACATTTTGCTAAGACCTTTTCCTCTGCCGATTTCGGCAATTCGATCTGCAAACTTACTGGCAACTCCGCTCTTCCTGAAGTCAGAGGAAACGTAAATGTCTACGATGTAGATGGCTCTATCGTCGGTAAAGCGGTAGGTTGCAAACCCCTCTTCTGTTTCGACAATGGAACAATCCGTTTTCTCTATTAAGTAATTTGCGTAATGGCTCATGGTTATCCCGCTGTATTTGCGTTGCCGATTGGACGGTAACCCTTCTTGAGTCCGACATAAGAGGCGAGACTAGAAAGGGTGAAACCAGCTCCGGGCATGGTTCCGTAGCTAGGGTCAAAAATTTCATTCATAGTGATTTGAAAGGCTGAGCAGGTTTGCCGTTCTAGAGGAACTTTCCAATTCTCTAGAGGTAACGGACCACCCCAGAGCGATAACTGACCCCAACTTTGATCTGAGCCCCACGGGCCAGCGTAGTTTGAAGGTGAAATAGTATATTGCTGGCTAGGCGAAGGGCTGTAGTCGTAAGCAATTAGTAAGTTAATAAGATGCGGGCTGATGTAATCGCCAAGAAGATACATAAAGTACGTCCTTTGATAGCCCTGAATACCAGCCAGGCTAATCCAGCCGGTTTTAAATGACATTGATACAGGATTTGCGCCGTCTAAGTAGACGCCAGGAGTCTCTTGGAAGACCTGACCGTTAGAATTTAGGTACGTGTGCAAGCCTTGATAGAGGCAGCTAGAAATTCCGGGAATTCCTACGAACGTACCAAACTGACCATAGTTTGGCCAGTATTGAGGGTAAACCGAATCTGATTTGTATCAGGGATGCTGAGCGAGGAGACCACAGCAGAGGAATTGAATTTTTGAACAGGAGCACCAATATAACTAGTAGACAAGTCGCGGCCTAAGAGCCAAATCCCTTTGTTGGATTGGAACATTAAACCGTTGGGCGTAAAAACAATGCTGTTTTGGTCTACACAACCTACAGTTGCCGTAATAAACGTAGGCTGGCTATATGAGCTATTAGATGCAGTGTTATCTGGGCCAGTTCCATTAATGTAATAAATGGCATTTTGCTTAAAGATAACTAGCTTGTCATCCATCGTACTAAGCGCAGTAATGGGTCCGGTTGAACCTTCAGCACCGATAGTAGGAGCTATATAGAGAGTAAGAAGGTCGCTCAACTCTACTGGAGTGCCCTCAATGACCTGCTTGGAAAACCAGAGGAGGTTTCTATCTTCAGCATCTACCAGCCATAGGCGGTCATCGAAGATAGTCATTACTGTAGAGGCAGGCGGGCCAATGTCTTCCACTACTCCACCAGTGGTATAGATAAGACTGTTTCCTAGAATATTGGCGTCTGCTTGAGTGTCGGTAAACGTAACGTAATCCACGGCGGGATTATTCAAGAGCGGGCTGCTGATGGAAGTGCATTGGAAATAATCCTGCTGCGCTGTTGACCAGCGATAGAGAATAATTGACGCCGGATTTGCGGTTTTATAGGTCAATCGAAGGGTGGGAATATTTACGGTTACTGAAAGCGTTGAACTAGTAGAAATAGTATCGCTTGATGCAGCGGCGGTTGTTGGCAATGAGATGCCTATGATCTTCCCAGAGGAATCAATTGACGTTACATAGGTGTTGGCTTGAAGATTTGCAGAAGTGGTTGCATCTGTAATGAGCTGACCCACAAGCAAGCTAGCTGCAACGGAGCTAGAGGAAAATATATAGTTGGACCCAGAATCGAACGACGCCGTAAACGTGAATGGGGTTAATATTGCGGTTAGCACGTCTCCGGGGCTAGATGCTGAGTTGCCCGCTGGAAAGTTGTTTAAGGTGATTGTATTAGCTGCGATATCTATTGAAGCAATTACCGTCCCTGAGCTGATGTTTCCGCTTGTAGTGGTGTCTGCGACTGTTTGACCAACAATTAAGTTGCCCACCAATCCATCGGTAATCGTAACTACCTTGGAAGACGTAGAAAACGTGCCCTTGAAAGTGGTTGTTTCAGTGGCGTTGGCTAAATTAACAGAAGTAGGAACTGAAGGGGCGCTTCTAAAAATGTTTCCCTGAGAATCAGTCCATTGATAAATTGCCTGGTAAAAGTACTGCTGGGCCGATACGCCGCCGCCAGTACTGGAAGGGGTTGCCTCTACATAATCGGGCCATAAGTTGAAATTCTGTTCCACCGGTACAGCGCCATCGTAAGAGCGCGTTAGGCCGCCGCAAATATTCAGATTGCTGCCAAGCTCCGTTGTAAAAATGTTCTGACTGGAAAATTCTATGGTTCCTAGATTCACACCCGTCTGTGAATAGATACCGGCAGCATTGGCTACACCTTGGGCCTTGTTTACCGAGGCGATTAGGTCTGCAAAGCGATAGGAAATGTCCACTGTAACGCCGTCTGAATGAACGTTAACGTTCGGGAGGCCCGTTGGTAGATAGCCAGATCCTGGTGTAAGAGTTGCCGCTCCGTTGGAATAGGCCAATTTTGCTACTACGCCACCAGTAAGCCCATTGATGAGGAAATAAGAGGGCTGAAATGCTGAGGCATAGACGGAAAGAAAGTAGGGAACACCGGCAATTACAAAAGCTTTAGATGCTAAGCCAACACTTCGAACTAGAACGGCTGCGGTTCCTGACGTTCCACCCGAAGTTAGAGTGTTTGATTTAATGTAATCGGTTGGAATCGTCGCGTCATATGCGTAGGTAGCAGCGATTTCGTAAAAATAGGTCAGTACGCCACCGCTAGCGATGCAGGCCAGATTTACGGTATCGGGACTTCCCGAAGCAATCGTAGCCGTTGCAGCTAAGACGGTATTTAAGTTGGTATCTACAGCGAAGGCGTACCCGCCACCACCGGATGTATAATAGTTCACCCAAATATTTGGAATGCTGCCAGTTGAATCTACTGCCATTGATAAATAAGCTGCGCTGGTACCGCCTGTGCTCGGTCCAATAACGCTAGAGCTTAGGAGCGCGAGGGAGCGCGAAAGCACTTGAAGCCTGATGGCTCCACCGCCGTCATTTCCATTCCACGCTATATAGAGATTTCCATTAGCAACAACTGCATCAAAAGGAAGAGTGGCGGCGGGAGTATAAAGCGACGTAAGATTAGCAGCGGTATTTGCAGTAAGGGAATTGTAGTTTACGGCAATGTACTGAAGATGGTTTACGCCTGAAATCAGAGCACCAAACATTATAATAAAGTAATTCCCAAGTAGGAAAACTCTTGGTGAGTCAATAACTGCGCCACCGGTTCCAGCAATGACTGTTGCAGGGGCTATCTCTTGCCCGGTGTTGTAGTCCGTTATGATGTATTTCGGAACAGATGAAGATCCGTTGTTGTCTACATAGACAGTGCAAACCAAGTCGTTTGGCGATACGGAAGAATCGCTCTGAGTCTGATTTGTGCCACTTCTAACCAATGGAGAAACGCTAATGTCTGTTGGATTTAAAGCACCAGTATTTATCCATTTGTTGCTACCAAGAGAATATGCCGAGAGATTATTTCCGATGGCGGTCAAATTTCCATTGAGCGTAGTTAGATACTGATAGGAAGAATCGGGAAGAGCTGAGAGAAGGCCAAAGCCATTTCGCTTCTGAAGCAATCCGCCAATATCGAATATCGAGTTTTCTAGAGACAGAAATTTACCAATAGAAACCCGTTTAGGATCGGTTTTGGTATCCAATCCCTGTGCAAAGGCTATATCTACGGTCTGTTTATTTAGTGGCATGGCGAGATTTTAGTAATAGATGTAGCAAACACCGCTAGCTCCATTACCTCCACCAGAATCAGTGGTTTGGTGAGCACCGCCACCGCCTGCGCCATAAGCGGTAGAAGATGCATTATTGCCTCCACCAGCCCCGCCAGATCCAAACATAGAAGCAGCTCCACCACCGCCGTGTGCAGCATTACCTGCTCCACCAGCAAATATAGGATTATAAATTGGGGTACCACCGGGGGAATTTGCAGCGCCATTGCCACCAATTCCACCAAGACAACCGGCAGCACCACCGGCACTATCTCCACTGTTGTTGCCACCAGCGCCACCAGTACCGCCTGCAACTACAAATACAGTTCCTTCTGCACCACTAGAAACAACAGTAGTATTACCACCGTTTCCCCCAGCAGATCCGGCACCACCTGACCCACCGCTACCACCAGCACCCAATGCGCCTACAGTGACAGTGAGAGTGGCACCAGGAGTTACTGTTACCCATACAGGTGAACAAGTAGAAGACCCGCCACCACCAGCACCGAAGTTACCAGAACCGGCGCTACCGCCACCGCCGCCGCCACCACCAGCAGCAAGGATGAATACTCTGTTTACACCCGCAGGGACAACGGCTGTACCGCTAGAGGAAGAGCTATATAAAGAAGTAAATGATGTAGTAACTCCGGTAACTAAGTTACTTAATGCAATCGTATCGGCGGCTACATTTGAACCAGTGATAGTAGCGGCAGCAATATTAGAGCCAGCAACCGTAGAAGCAGCAATATTAGAACCGGTGATACCGCCAGACTGAGAAATAGAACCAAGAACGCCGGAAGTAGAAATAGTAAGAAATGAATTACTACCAGGCAAAGCGGAAGGAAGTGTAAGACTGTAGCTATTGGAAAGAGCACTCGCGGCAGCGATTGTTACACCGTTAGCACCGGCAGTAAGGTCTCTAATTACGATAGAGCCCATATCCATTGACGCTGCTGTATTGATATTCGATTGCCAAACAAATGTTCCGCCGATGGCTACGAAAGTTGCTGAAGCGGGGGATGTAAGATTAGCGATAGAGCCGTTTGTTCCCGCTACGGAACCACCATTGGTAAGGCGAACTTGGTTTCCACTTCCATCGTTATAATAGAGGTCTACGCCGGAAACATATAAGCAATCTAAATTAGGGGAACTTCCAGCGATGGGGGCGCTCTGAGCATTAAAGCGTAGTGTCTTGGCTTGGGTTAGATTGTTTCCCAAGATTGGAAGATCTGAATTGATATTGAGACCAGAAGGCGTGATTTGAACACCGGAGCCAGAAGCGTGATTGTGGCTATCGAGAACACCAAAACAAGCATCAACGTTTAAGGCATAGTCTGGGCCTGGGTCCACTCCCACTACGGGAATAGGTAAGTTCATGTTGGGGGAAAGAATTATGTTACTCATTTTAGTAGCACCAAATATTTATGGTTACGTTGGCGGTGGCTTCCAGCGTGATAGTTGAACTGTTGAAAGGCTGTGTTCTATGAATCGACGCAGATGCGTTTTGATCTACGATGAACCACCCTTGCATTTGCCTAGAAAGAAGGTGATTCACTGATTGCGGAGTATTTGCCACCAAGGAAATCCCGTTGATTTGATTTCCCTGAAGCACGGGAATAGACAAAATGGGATTAAGTGCAGCAGCCCATTTTGGATTTGCTAAGGACCAAGGGAGGTTGGAAGAAAGATTTACCAAGAGTTGCCTCCCGTCCCGTTCTCGCCGTCACCCCAAGAGAAGTTTCTATACTTCGCGTCGCTGACTGTCTGAGGCTCCCCAAGATTTCTATTCTTAGCCATCTCATCGAGGCGCTTATCCATTTCCATTTTCTGGGCAGCGAAAATAGAAACGTCAGATTCTTCTTTGGCTAACATTTTTATACAAACGTCTGCGACGATGTATTCTTCCCAGCCCGCGATACCGTCGAGAGTGTCGGTTTGATTAATGAGCTGATTTGGGCGGGGTGCATACCAAATGCGGATTGTTTGACCGCCTTGAGTCTGAGGAACAATCATTAGATTGTCACCATTCAAGCGGTAACGAAGGTTCGTAATGCCGTACATTGTGTACTGATTTGGATAGTTGAAGAGGTTCTTTTGAATCAGGTTGAACTGCTTCAAAGTAACGTAGCTGTTTGGATCTTGAGGATTCAGCGCAACTTCGCAGAGCAGAAGCTTGTAGAAATCTACAGGAAGAGGATAAAGCTGCTGATTCTGTCCGGTGGTATAGGTATAGGGAGTTGCGACGTAGTAGTCGTCTCCATAGGCTTGAACGATTTTGTCGTAAAGTGCCTTGTAGCTCTGAGAGACCATAGAGGTCATCTCTTGAAGAGTGTAGAAAGGGCTGTTCTCTTTATTGCTACGCTGCCTGCACTCTAGAATAACGTTTCCAACGGTGGTTTCTCCGGGATTGAGAGAAAGGGCTTGAAGCGTCTGAGTGGGGTTACTTGAGAACGTGCCGTTTCCGGCTTGAACATAGTAATAATAAATCGCGTCTACAGTGCCGGTGGTGTCGCTGTACTGAAGTTGGGTTGTAGTTCCAAGCTCGGCGAACGTTACGCCGTCTGAAGATCGGCTAACGTAATAGAGAGTGGCTAAAGGCGCGGCATTCCAAGTAAGCTGTACTAGGTTTTCGGCAGACATTACCTGAAAATTGGGCGGAGTAATCACAGCGCCGATTGAAGGAATGGACAAAGAACACCTCAAAAAATGGGTCCGCAGCTCCCACGTTCGTAACGTCTGCGTCTCAACTGGTTACGCCAGCAAGCCTTAGCTAGGGCTTAAGCAGAAAAAGTTTAGGACTCTGAATCAGGTTGTTCTGGAACTTCTGGTTCAGTGTCATCACTCTTTTGAGAGTGCATCGCATGTAGGTCATAGAAGTTAGCCATTGCTTCCATGAGCTTCTGCGGGGATTTCTCATGCATGGCTGAGAGAATGTCTTGAGCGGCAGCATGACGGCCGTCTGGCATTCCGTCTTCATCTTGAGCCGCTTCAGTAGCCATAGGAGCAGAAGACACAGACCCATCCTTGGGGTGCCTTTTGCTCATAATGGTTTGCATGGCTTTCTTTTTGTCGAAAATAATCATTAGACGCCCTGGGCGCTGTTATTCATGTAGAAGTTAAGACCAATCACGGTGTTGTTAGCTGGAGCAGTAAGAACGCCATCGGCATAGCAAGCTAGGATGAGTTGCATTCCATTTCCGGCACCGGTAACAATCGCGCCGTTGCTGTTCATTAGATTTGCATCTCCAACTACTTCGATATGGTCAATGCCTGAACTAGCAGTTGCAAATACGGTTCCGCCGCCCGCAACGGAAGTTGCAGCGGCTACGAAGGATACATCTACAGCGGGAGTGATATTGGCTTGAAGGCCAGCCGTTTGCCATTGGGCAAGAGTGGAGCTACTAAGGGCAGCAATCGTGTACACCTGACCAACTGTAAGGCCGGAACTAATGGCGCTTCCACTGGGAGGAGAAACGAAGCCGCTGTAGCCACCTAGGTATTTGTTGTAGTTGTCTTGAAGGTTGACCACGATGTAGCCAGCGGCGGGGTTAGGATTTCCTGCGGCTGGGCTGGCGCTGGTGTGCATATACACGCTAGCAACTCGACCGCCCTTATCAAGGCTACGAATTCCATCACCATTACCGTTGGTGCTATCTACAATAAAATTGCAGTCAAGTACGGTGGCTTTGTTGTGTGGGTTGTAGGTAAATTGGATATCGCGTCTATTAGACATTTATTATTTCCTTTTCAAATGACCTAGGCTGTAAGGCGAAGGTGGGTAGAATTAGGCTTAAGCGATGCCCCCAAGGCTCAAGCCAGGTAGCTTAGCTACCTATAAGGGTGGGAAAATGCCCCGGTGATGAGGGCTGTTATTTTGTGTAATGAAGAAAAAGAAAGGCCCGCCAGTTATTAAGTGGCAGGCCATCAATTAGCTGAAGTGCTTTATATCGTTAGATATTAAAACTCTTGGAGCTGAACTTTAATAACGCCGTTGTGACCAGGCTTATTAGTATATAGGTTACCATACATACCAACTCGAAGTTCAGCAGCGTCCACGCCAGGAACACGTAGAATTTCAATTTCATCCATGTACTTAAGGATATGGGGAGCGGGATTCTGGCTTCTGAGGCACCATGAGGCCATTTCTAGGCAATAGATAACGCCATCTGGGCAATTTCTATCGGGGAAGATGCTCATTACGGTGTTAGCGCCATTGACTTGTACGCCACGGAAACCAATTTCACCGATTTTCTGGTCGATGTACTGAACCTTGCTACCAAGTGAGGTAATAAGAGCAGTATAGGTTGCGTAGGAGCAAACGCCGGTATCAACGCGACCGCCGTTAAGGGCGATACGGCCAGTACCTTGCAATAGGGCTTCCTCTAGTGAGAGGCTAGAACCATCAAAAAACACCCCTGAGAGGCGCTGTGTATCGAGGCTGCGATTGACCCCAAAAAATGCGTCTCCAGAACCAGGAGCAGCCATGGGGAGCCACGCCGCGAGACCAGCAATCTTTAGAAGACTGTTGGTGGTTGTAGAACCATTAGGTTGGAAGTTGTTGTTAGTTGCGTTTGGAAGGTCACCCTGAACGGCAAGGTAATAGTTAGCTGGCCAGTCAGAGGCAATGTTGGTGGAACAATTCACGTTCATAGTACCAGCAGAGCGGTTGACCGCTGTAACGGTAGCAACGTCAGTGGGAGCAGTGCCAGAACCATCGGCGTTCTGAACCGCTACTAGAACTTGATTACCTTCAAACTGTACGGCATCGTCTGGGTTAGCTAGCGTAATTAGGTAGTTATTACCTGATACGTTAGAAACGGAGGCGATTTGACCAATTGTACCGGCTCCGTTACGGAAAATGGCGCTGGCGATACGGTTAGTTTCGTTTTGGAAAGCGGCATCAATCATTAATTCCGCGCCGTCAATGAAAGCTCCGGGATCTGTTTGAGCAGCGGCTAGAAGCTGACCGTCAATGCTAGCTAGAGAGAAGTCAGCAACGCGAGTTACTAAGAATTCTGCAACTAGAGGGCTTGACTGGTTGTTATAGGCGTTAGCGAAAGTAGCTGAAGAGCCCTGGGTAAGACCATAAACCACTGGTACGGGGTAGTATTTACCGGGAAACTTCTCTTCCTTCTTAAGCATGGCAAGAAGGGGGTTATCTTTATAAGTAAGCCATTGTACTTTTTGTTCGTCGTATAATTCCTTAAGAATTCCAGCGACGTTTTGCTGGGTGAAACCTGCTGACATTTAATTACCTCAATAGTGGGACGTATCCCGATAGTTAGTTTTTTGGAGTTACTAAGCTGTTATTGAGGTGACCTTGAATGTCTGAAAGGTCGTATTGTCTAGAACGACAATACAGCTACATACGTGTGTGAAAGTGCCCTTTAGCCGAAGAACTTCTTAACAAGGCGTGATTTCTTTTGGTCTGGAGTTTCGTTTCTTGGCACAGTTGTAGTTGATGCAACGCTAGCGGCGGTTTTATTAGAGAGCGTCTTGGATGCTGGGCGGGGTGATACTTCCGGCTTTAGTGGCTCTGAATTGGAAATGGCTTCTTTTGCGGCAGCTACGGCTTCTGATGGCCTAAGCTTTTTTAGATTGCTCATGCTCTTATAGGTATCCTCATAGTATTGCTCTACAAGGTCAGCGGCTTCTTGAACTGAAATAAGCTCTTTAGAGTCTTCCAATACGGACGCTACTGTTTCGTAGATTAGTTCTTCAGCTAGTGACCCGTTGTAATTGCAAAGCTCATACTTTTCGGGGCTAGCGGAAATTGTTTTGGTAATGTCATTTCTGAATTGGGAAATGGTGTCAGAGTTTCGCTTCTCTTGAGCTTCTCGCTGCTGCTTGGTTTGCTCATCCCGGAACTTTTGAATTTCGTTCTGTGCTGCTTTGGCAGCCTTTTCCTCGGGGGTGGAGTTGTCTTCCTGCTGGGCAAACATTTCGATAATGTCATTGTCGGTAAATCCAGCAAGCTTGAGCGCCCCTAGCTTGTCTTTAGACTTAAGCTCTTCAAAGTCTTGTAGCTTTTTGTGAACTGACTTTAGTTTCTCTAGCTCTTCAGCATGGGCTTTTTGCTGCGACTTAAAGGCTTCCCGCTCTTTCGTTAACGCGGCTTCCTTTTTGGCTAAGTGGGCGAAACGGGTTGAATCAATTTCGGGAGTCTTTACTTGATCTGTGTTTGCAGACTGTAAGCCTGGTTCACCACCGGCAGTAGAAGTTGCGGCAGGAGCATTTGAAGTTGCAGGAATGGAAGTTTGAAGCATCGCTAATGCTGTTGAATTGGACATTGGTTTATTTCCTTATGCGGATACGGGTTGATTATTTGTGTTCTGAACCATGGGACTAGTGGGCGTAGGTGCCGGATTAGCCATAGGAGTTACAGTCGCTTGAGCCTGAGCTTGCATCTGCGCTTGTTGATTAACCGCGTCTTGAGCTATCTGCGCTTGAAGGTCATCAATCTGTGATTTGAATCGGCGTAATAGCGCCATCTTTTCGTCTGGGGCGCTATTAAGATAGGCGTAGTTGTAATAGCTAAGGTAAAGCTGCTGAGCTAATGCAAGGTCAAACTGTGGTTCTGGAGATACATAAACATCATTGTCTAGCATATCTTCAAAAAGCTTATGTAGTAGGTCTTCAGCCGCGTTAGCTAGTTTGTCTGACATTTCTACGTCTGGCATAGACATTAGGCGTCTCCCGGCACGCGGGGAAATGAGACCAGCAGCCATGTACTCTTGAATGGTTTCTAGCTTTCCTGCGGGTTCATCTGGGAGTGAGCTAGTGGGGAACGCTTTTAGAATGTATTCGTCTTCATCAAGCTTAATATCCGCCCAATCAATCGTTTCAATAAACTTGGTGGTGGGGAATACGGTCTTGAAAGACTTCTTACGTGAGTAAATATCTTTAGCTACCTCAATCATTTGACGGGCAACTTCCAGATAGAAAGCTTCCATCTCTTGACCGATAAAGAGGAAGCGGTCATCCCCGATCTGGTCATAGGTACGCATAGCGGCACCCGACTTGACGCCAAGAGGAGTAAGGCTAGAGGCAGAAAGCTGGCTTACTCCTTCTTGCTGGTATCCTTTAGCTATTAGGTTATCTACATAGGGATAGATATCCTGCTGAATCATGGGCGGGGTAATGTACTGAGGGGGCGTATTAGTGTAGGTAATAATAGTGCCGACATCGTTATTAAGATGCTGAGAGACCACGCGCGAACCGTTCTCTACTAGCACCTTGAATGAGCCACCCATCCACATAGAACGTTGGATGAGAATCATTAGGCGGTTGATTTCTTGTTGAAGGTTTTGGAGACGTTCGCAGGCACCTTGACCCCAGAAGCCCAAGAGGCGTTTGGAGTAGTGGAAGAAAACGAAGGGAAAGTAATTCTTAGTCCACTCTTCTTTAAAGACGACACAATCCCCAACGCAGATAGCGTGTAAGCCGTCTTCGGAGTCTTTGCTGGAGCGAAGGTGCCAGGACTCAGTGACTACGATTAGGTCAGCCGCAGTTCCAGCGCCGCCTAAGTCTACGAAAGCGCCCGGAGTGTAGGTAGAGATAGCTTCAATTGCCTTCTCTTTGTCTTCGCCATCTTCAAGAGTTTCGGCGAAGGCAAGCATTACATCGCGGTCCACCATTTTTACACGGTGTAACTGGCGTGGGTCTCCCGTGAGGGCTTCAATCTGGTCTACGAAAAATTCATGCGGAAGGGCTCTTTCAACCTTAATGGAGTCTTCATCTTCAAAAACATGAACAATGCCGGTTCCCCACACGCCGCCGTCGCGGAATGCGTCTACGCCCTTCTTATGAACGTCCTGGTCATAGAACATTCCCTCTGTGAACTTAGAGAGCTGTTCCGCTTTACGTTGCATCCCCCATACGCCACCCGAGGTAATGAATGTAGGAATGATTTTGTTCTTAGCTATCTTGCTAACAAGCGTGTCGATTACAGAAGAGCACAGGTTATAGCTGATACGGTTGGATTGAGAGTTTGCTGAAGCACTAGCGGTTCTAGAGAGTGCAGGCCCAATAAAATTAAAGGCGCTTGAATTTCCGTAGAGGCGAGTTGAAGCAGTGATTTGCTCTATGCGTGTGGGTGAATGGGTCTGAATAAACTTAATGGTCCCTAGGATTTCCTGGGCCATGTTTCTATCAGCTTTCCACCAGTAGAATTTGCCAACCTCTTGCTGGTCTTTCTTACCTTCCTGTTTGGAAATTACTTTTCCAGTGGCATCCGTTACCACTTTATCCATTTTGGATACGTCGATTGTAGACATTGATTACTCCTGTAGGGCTTTCGCTTGTTTCATTGCTTCTTTCTTTTCTTGAAGCTCTTGGTAATAGGGGGTGGACCAATAGAGAATTTCTTCGTCTGTTAGTTCATCTAGGACTGATAAAGGGGAAACGATTTCTTCCGGCTTTAGATCGGCGGGGGGCGGCTCAGTTGCTTTAACCGGCTCTGCCACTGGCTGTTTAGAAGTGCTGTTAAGTTCTAGGCCATCAATCTTTAAGTTGGTAAAGCCAAGCTCCTTAGCCTGGGTCATTACTTGAATAATTTCTAAAGCGGTCAGTGACATTAACTGTTCCTTTTTTTGTTGAGGTAATAAGAGAGCGGGCTTTGATCTTGGAAAGGGTCCATATCTAGAAGTGCTAAACTATCGGCTTCAGCCTCATCTGCTTTTTGCCTCTCTATTTGGTGTTCAAGTGCCTCTTCCATGAGCTTCTGAGAGTGCGCAGCCCAGTCAGAGCGGAGGTCTACCTTTGGAGTTTCGGGAGTTGAGAGCCAATGAAGGGCTTCTCTAAAGCCGTAAAGAACGGCATCACAAATGTCTGAGTGGGGTTCCGACTTCATTACGCGGCGGTCAGAGGTGGACTTATCCAAATCCCATTCAACTATTAGGGCGTCTTGAGCAAAGCGGGAAGTGGACTTAGCTTTAAAGCGTCCATTACGAAGAGCATCGTTAGTAAGTGCAATGAACTCAGCTTTACGGGTCTTCTCGGCGGCTACGATGGGAAGGGCAAAGCGTTTGCGTAGCTCTTCAGCCACCTTTGCACCCAATCCCCCTGTATCCATTACAACTTTAAGAGGGTTATAACGCTTTACTAGCTTCTCAATCTGGGTTGCTAGTGTGCTGATATCCTGTTCAGCATTAACTAGCTCTTCAATTAGGTAGCAATCGGATGAGTGTTTATTCCAACCAATAACTGCAATGGCGTCTGCATCGTGCAAACCAATGTCAACGGCTATTACGAAGTCATGTAGCGGTGGTAAATCGTAATAATTGTTTCTAGTGGCGTTGTACTTAAAGACAAGGCTGTCTGAATCAAGCACCCATCTTCCAAAACATTCCCTTTGGATTGATGCATCTGTAATGGGAACGCCTTTACGCTGGCAGTCCTGCTGGATTAGCTCATCTACGGTTAGCCCGGACTTCTTTTGTATCCATGGGTTTTGATGGAGAGTCCAAGCATGATGAGCCCAACTGGGACTTTGGCTTGCCTCATAGAAGTATCCAGCCGGTACAGGGCCAGGGGTTCCAATCATGCGGCATCTACCGTTCAAGTCGTAAAGACGCTTGACGATAATGTCTTCCACTAGCTCTTTGATATGGCTGCGGAATGCCTGGCTTTCGTCTAGGTAGACTACGGCTACGTTGGATAAGCCTCTGACCTTCTCAATCTCGTTAGCGTCGTTAGCGCCAAAGCAATATATAATGCTGCCGTTTCCAAACTTAAGGGATAGATCCGATAGGTTTGGCTGAGCATCTAATCCGTAGTCACTTACTATCTCTAGAAGAGTTGGCCAGATAATGCGTTTAGCTGAAGACCTGGCTAGGGTTATATATAGCCCTACAGTCTTTGGATTGCTAATTGCTGTGTTTATTAAATCAGCAGCACAGGCTACAGACTTACCAGCCCTTACGGAACAGACGGCAGTAGCAAACCTGGCTGGGTCATTAATAAAGTCAAGCTGCTCTTTAAATAGAAACTCTTCTAATATAAAGGGTTTGTAGTTAGCTCTGGGAGCCAACCTCTCTGCTAGGATTGTTTCTAGTACTTCTTTCTTGTTAATCATTAAAACGTTGCGGTGAACACGGTAACCGGGTAAAATGTTAGGTACTGGAGGCTTCTATGGCAGGCTGTAGGTCACTTACTAAACAAGAGCAGGACTCTGTAGTTAATAAGCTGTCTAATCAACGGGATAAGACCCTCTTTATCTTGGGTCTCTACTGCGGCTTTAGAATCAGTGAGCTGCTCAGCCTGCGCCTTAAAGACGTTTGGGCTGATGGCGGGGTGCTGTCACGCATTAGGCTGGAGAGGCGCTTTACCAAGGGTAAGACTCAATCCAGGGACGTTGTGCTACACCCGGTAGCTCAAGAGGCTATCCAAGGGCTTGTACTTCTACTCAGAAACGAACCGGACTCCTTTCTGTTCCAATCGAGGAACCACGGTAAGGCACTGTCTCG